ATGAAGAGTTTGTTTCCCAGGTTACTTCAGAACCTTCAACAAACTTTGTTGATTTCGCTGATCGTATTGGCGAGTTGGATCGTGAGGGTGCCAATATTGAGCGTCTCCTTACTAGTGGTGTTGGGATTAATGCTGAAGGTGGTGAATTTCTTGAGATCATTAAGAAGATGGTTTTCCAAGGCAAACCTTGGAACGAAGACAACCGAGAGCACCTGATCATTGAACTTGGTGACATCATGTGGTATGTTGCTCAAGCAACACAATCACTGGGTATCAGCATGGAAGAAGTGCTAGATACAAATATCCGTAAGTTGTCTAAGCGTTATCCTAAGGGAACCTTTGACTCTTACTTCTCAGAAAACCGTGCAGCTAACGACCGATAAAAACTATGTCTTGTAACTTACGAGAAAAAACTCTAATTGCTTTGCGTAACAATGCTCTTGGTAACATTGATAAAGCAAAAGTAAACGTAGAAGTATACCTACACAATCCTGTAGGTATTGGTGAACACCCTGATGTTCTCGGTGCAATTCAAGAACAACTTGATATTATTGCACATGAACAAGAACGTCTTGAAGTCCTTGATAAACATTTTTCTGATCACCCCTAATGAAATTTACTGAAGAAGATCTCTGGCAAACCATTCAGACTTTGGGATGGCAACCCATGGATGATATCCATATTGAGATTGGTGGCACCTCAGTCTATGAGATTGATGGTGCTGGCACCAAGTGGGCACCTGTCAAAGGCACCCGTAAGTACAATAAGGATGCTTTCATCGTAATTAAGAATCGATCTCGTGATGAGTTTGTCCCATCCAAGGCACCCAGTGAACCTGAAGTCAGTGAAGAACAGAAATAACAGTAACCTCCCTCTAAATAGTTAGACGGGAGGTTTTTTCTTATGTCTGGAATGACTATGGGCGATTATGGCAAGGATGCGCCAGATGGTGATGGCATTCGTTTGCGTATTCTTTATGATGCCATAGTTAACAGAGAGCTAATAGAAGTGGAGAGTGGTGGCAAAGCACTCATTATGACATCTGATGGTGTTATGGAAGATATGAAGAGTGTGATTGACGGTGGTTTGTTATTTGATTCTCCAGATAAACAAAATACAAATAATTTTGCAGCAAAGTATACTCGTAAAAAAGTCCTGACAGAAATCAAGAAGCAGGGCAAGAGAAATGTCAGTAAAGAAATTGGATTTACTGGAATTAAAAAGACCACACAGTTCGGTAGTAATAAAGGATCTGGCGGTGGCGCTGATGCTACTGCTCTGTTTGAAGGTGCAGCATGTTGGATGACAGCATACAGATATTCGTTACGAAAAGATATTGATGTTGATTATACTGTAACCCTAGAAGATTTAGAGGCAGTATCTAATTCCGTTGAGACAGATGAACCTTTAGGAAAGATACATGACTTCATAATGAATGATCCTGCTTGGATGAAGTCAAGTATTAGAACAGCAAACAAATTATACAGTGCAACAAAATTTAGAAATACTAATTTTAAATTTCATAGAGGAACATCTATTGTCAATACAGTAGAGAGTCATTTCCTTGCAGTAAATAGAGAGGATGGCAGACCATTCTCTCAGATTAATAAGTGGAGTCCTGCTGATATCTACATGTGTGATCACAGTTTTGATACTAGTCTCATTACTAATGAGATGACATTTCAAGGTGGTTTTAATAAAGTCTTATTAGATTTGCTTGCTGAAAAGAAATTGATCGGTGTATCACTGAAGAAAGTAACAGCTAACTTAGCAAATCTAACAGAGCATAATTTTACTAGAGCATCTCTTACAGTCAGTAAACCATTTCAGAGTGTAGGATCTAATTCTCTGATGGGATCTATGGACATTTACGTGAAAGGTCAGGGAGTCAGTGTCCAGTTTAGAGCAACTGATAGGGAAGGTAAGACATGGCAGGGTGAGGTTATGGGATCCTCCGCAAAGCATGGTAAGATAGGTGGAGGAGTCATGAACTACATCATGGAGTCTGTCTATGGCAGTGGTAATGGTGTTTTCAGGGAATATGATAGTACAAAGGACGTTGCAACAGCAGCTAGACTTGGTTCTCTAGATAGTAAAATCTTTGCTCTTGCCAATAAAAGGTCTGGTTTTGTTTGTGCTGCAGGCGAAGTACCTAACCTGCGAGAAATTTCTGCTATGAGAGATCAGTGGAAATTTGCTAAGTATCTTGGTCTCATAGTTGTTGATCAGTTGATGAGTGGCACTAAAGCACAACGTGATGAGATAACTACTAGAATGTATCTGTACGCAACATCTGCTTCTGATAATTCTGCACCGTACATTAAGATTTCCTGATGGCAAACGTAACTCAACTAAAACATTTAGAACACCTTGAAGATGAGATGCTGAACTATGGCGTCGAAGGTTGTATGGCAGCAGTTTCTTTTTTGAAAGAACTTCGTAATATGCTTGGTCAACAGGAGAGCACTGGTTTCATGCAAACCAAATGGGATGGTGCTCCTTCTGTAATTTGTGGTACAGATCCTGCTAGTGGTATGTTTTTTGTTGGAACTAAATCTGTTTTTGCAAAGACACAACCTAAGCTATGTTTTGTTGATAGTCAAATTGACGAATGGTATGAGGGTGACCTCGCCAAAAAACTTAAGTATTCTTTGAAATATTTTAGTCAACTTGGTATTGATGGAGTTATTCAAGGTGACTTATTGTTTACTGACGATACTATAAAGAGGGAGACTATTAATGGGGAACAACTCTACACATTTAGACCCAACACAATTACTTATGGCATCCCTGTTGATCACGATATTGGTAAAAAAGCTGGCAGAGCAAAAATAGGTGTAGTATTTCATACTCACTATAGAGGTGATGATCTTCCAACCATGCAAGCAATGGCAGGCGCACCTATCAGAAGTTATAGTAAGATTTCTGATGTTCTTCTGGTAGAAAATGACACACCTATGGATCGTGTTGGTTTTTCTAGTCAAGAGATGACCAAGTTCAGTTCTTACATCTCTAAGATTGAACGTATGTGTCGTATCTGCGGTCCTTTCTTAGATGAATTGGTAACAAAAATTGGCACAACTGGTGATGCTAAGTTTCATATTGCATCATATCTAAAACAGTTCTTCAATAGTGAGATTAAAAATGCCCGTACCATAGCTAATGTAGATGAAGCAATGTATGACATGCTTAATTTCTATGGTGCAAAGATGGAGAAGGAACTTGCAAAAATTAAGACAGTTGCAAACAGAACAAAGAAATGTGCTTTGGTTTACAACAGTCAAAACTACGTTGTAGATAATGTTTATAAGTTCAAAGCTATGCTGGCATTGTATAAGGAACTACAGGCAGTGAAGCAAATGGTTATAGATAAACTTGATCACCTAGAAGAGTTTAGAACATACGTTCAAACTGAAAAAGGATATAAGGTCACAACTCCTGAGGGATATGTTCTTCACAAAGACGGAAGTATGATCAAGTTTGTCAACCGTCTTGAGTTCGCATACAACAACTTCACTCTGCAGAAGCAATGGCGTTAAATTGTAAGACTTGCTACTTTACCTTTGGTAGGTTTCAACCACCAACTACAGGTCATAAAGATAACTTTGCTGGTGTGAAAGCAGCAGCAGGTGGTCATGACTATCGTATATACATTTCACAGACTGTAGATAAAAAAGGTAGCAATCCATTGCCACCTGATAGAAAACTGTTCTATATGAACAAGATGTTTCCTGAACATAAGGGTAAGATCTTCTCTGGTCCTAAACAACCAGTAGCTATCTTACAAGAACTTATGATGGCAGGTTACAATGAAGTGGTGTTTCTTGTAGGTTCTGACAGAGTTTCTGCCATGCAGTTCCTCCATAAATATAACGGAAAAGATTTTTCGTTTAGGAAAATCGAGATTAAATCTTCTGGAAGCAGAGATGCTGATGGAGATACTTTTGCCATTTCTGGAACAAAGATGAGACGCGCAGCACATGCTGGTGACTTTACTACCTTTAGAAAAGGTATTCCTAGATCATTAAGTGACAGTGATTGCCGTTCTCTTATGAATGAGATCAAAGCGGCACTACCAAAAGATTATAAATGAAAGATTTCAAGAAGTTAAGAGAAGAAGCACTGCGTCAACAGCAGAGACAAAAAGAAGTATTCAAGGAAGGTGATGTTGTTATGTCCTCACGTACAGGTGACAAAGGATATATCCACAGAATCGGTGGTAACTACGCTATCGTGATTTCCGAAGAAGGAAACATGTTCCGTGAATGGATAAAGAACATTAGATCTATAAATAATACGAGAAGAACCTCCCTTTAAGAAATGAAGAAACCAGATCCAATTAATAAAGTACAAAACAACGATGAGTTTTCATCTGGTTTGATGGAATCTTATGGCAAGTGGATGGGTGGCGATTGCTTCCAGAACACACAAATGCCTGATCTCCATGAGGCACCATTCGATGGCATGGATCCACAGTCTAACGGTGCTGAGATTGAACAGACTTCTATCAAGAAGAAAGAAGTAAAGAAACCATCTGCTAAGGCACAGTTAGCTACTAAAGAAGAATACGAAGTTCTAGAACGTGAAGAGTTTGAGGTTGATGGTGAGACCTATGTAATTGAGAAAGCAAAAGGTCTAGATGGCAAGGCATGTTGGAAAGGTTATAAGCTTGCTGGCACTAAGAAGAAGGGTGGTAAGACTGTTGACAACTGCGTAAAAGCAGGTGTAGAGTATGAGGGTGACCAACTAGCTGAGAAGAAACTCGACCCAGTTGGTAAGGCAGATGCTGACATCGACAACGATGGTGATGTAGATAAGTCTGACAAGTATCTACATGCACGTCGTAAGAAGGTCACCAAGATCCTTGCAATGAAGAAAAAGAAATGAAATCCTTTGATAAGTTCCGTGAAGAGTGCGGTTGCGATAAAAAGGAAAAGAAAGTAAAATCGAAATTAAAGAACAAAAAGTCTGGTAATGTAGAAGTGATGCCAAATGTTCCTGATGGCGATAAGGGTATGACTACCCGTGCAACAAATGAGGCGAAAAACTATGAAGGACCTTTATACGCACCCTGGTCAAAAGTTGTTGACGGAAGAGGGTTCGACCCAATCACCGAGAGAGCAAAGTCCAAATCCCAACAAAGATTCTTCGGGATGGTTAGAGCGACTCAGAAAGGGGAAATGGAAGCGGGGTCGTCTGAGGTTTCCAAAGCTGCTGCCTCCATGTCCAAGTCCGACGTAAAGGATTTTGCAAAGACAAAGCACAAAGGTCTTCCAGAAAAGAAAGTTAAGAAAGAGTCATTCGAGGGTGGTGTTCAAAAGGCACGCCGTGACTATCGTTCTGGCACGCTGCTAACTTTCAAACAGTTCATGTCTAAGTTGACAGATATTTTAGATGAGTGGGAGAAATAAATAGGAATTGCACTATGATCTAAGATTATGCTTTCCTTTTTACTACCCCTAGCAACAAAAGTAATTTCTGATGCAGTCGCAAAGATTCCTGATAATGAGGA